GTTGTAAGCCGCTGTATTCGACTGCACCGCCGAAAGCGCGGAAGTCTTCTGCCCCGCGCCACGCACGAGGATGGTGGGAGGCACATATTCGATGCCGCCAAAGCGTCCCGTGGTCCGGCCGCTGGAATCGATAGTGAACATGCCGCGGGCGGTGCAGTCGGATCGCGAATAGGAACAGGAGGTGAACGGGACATTGCCACCAGCGGGGCCGTTCATGTTGCCGCAGCCGTTGGCCTGATCGGGAGAGTAACCGCAGCGGTAGAACGGTGAGTAAGCGCCGCGGGCCGCGCCGCCGTCGACGGCTTCCAGACGTTGCGCCGCCGTGGCGGGAAAGCGCCACGGACACATACGCTCTACCCGGACATTCGGGAGCACGGTGCGCTGCATGGAAATCCGGTTCATGGCGCTCAGACGGAAACTGGATTCAGTAATCATCTCCGGCGGATTGATGAGACCGCGAAAGACCACTAGGGGAGCGGTAGTCGACGCGCCCGCAACCAGATCGACGAAGACGGCCTGCACTGTGAGTTGCGAACCTTTGAAGCCGGTTTGGTGCTCTATCTCCGACAGTTCGGAATCGGCATTGGCCAGTTCAAACGTCAGCTTCGGCACGCCGCCCACCTGATTTTCCGATGCCAGCTGCGCCTCGAAAAGATTGTGGCGCAGCACGCGCGGTTCATAGGCGTTGCCATTCCATGTGAAGGTGCGGCTGCTCCAGTGGCGCACGGTGCCATCGGAGAGCGTGCAGTCGAAAAAGAACACCGGCGTATCGGCGCTGAGTTGTTCCTTAGCGGTGAGTAGGCTTTGCATATGATTCGTTCTTTCCGTTCAGACTCGCGAGATTAGCTTGATGCTGCAGGCCGAAAGGCCGGGGGCGGTGCTGGCGACGGTCAGGTCGTCGTTTGCAAAATAGGTTTGATCGTAAATACCCAGCGCGGCGCCGGTCTGCCGGTAGATCGACGGGAAAGGCTGCGCTTCCACCTGCGCCCCGAACACGCTGACCGTTTGACCGGCGGGGATTACGATGGAGAAGGTGGATGTGGCCCCACCCGCCGTGCCTGTGCCGCTGAGATAAAGACGCGTCCACTGCGGCCCCACGGGGGATGTAACCTGCGCACCATCGCGCTGCAGCGTGACGGCGCCGGGGGCGTTGGCGTAGACCCACACACTGAAGCAGGTGACGTAATCGCCGGAAATTGCCAGCGATTGCGAAAGCGGCAGTGCGCCGGTGGTTCCGTTCGCGACCGACGACGCGCGTTGCGTCCCCATCGGATCCGTGGCTCCCGGCGACTGAGTCAACAGGCTGAACTGCCAGTCCGGCTTCGAAAAATCTTCGCTCCAGCCCAACAGGTTGGCCAGGGGGTCGATGAAAGTGAACGAGCCGTAGCCGCCAAACGAAGCGGTGAAAAGGTCGCTCAGCGATGCGGTTTCAGCGTCGCTGATATCCGTGTATCTTAGGTACCACTCGATCTGTCCGCCCAACGCGTCAGGCACGATGAATTGCTCGCCGCTTTCGAGTTGGTTCGTGATAGCGCGCCAGCTGCGCGTGCGGCGTAAAGGGAACTGCGACACAGTCCCCTGCCCGATTTGTGGATAGAAGCTCATGCGATCTCCTCAATCAGCACAGTGGTCTGTGCTTTCATTTCGTCTGTCATTCCGGCGTCGAAGGTTTGCCCCGAGAGAATGCAGGTGGCCACGGTGACGCCGGTCACCGGGTCTGTAAACGCGAAGGGCGCGGTGCCCTGCTGCTCCGCAAATGCGATTACGGATCCCAGTTCCTGCTCATCGAGCAGGCTGAGCTGCACGGACCAGCTGCGCATGCCAGCGCCGAGGATGCGGAACGTTTGCCGGCTGCCATCCAGAAAGCGCACGGCCTGGGTCTGGAAGCTGGTGGTTTTTTTAAGCGGATACTGCGCGACGGCGCCAGTCCGCAAAGTGGGAAAGGTTGCCATGGTTAGAGGTCCGCCACGACGTCGTTAATGGGATGCATGTTGAGCATGGCCGCGCGCACCGCGCTGGCGATATCGTCGCTGCGGTCCATGAAAGACTGGCTGTCCATGGCGTTGACATTCACGGTGATTTGCGGCGCTGCGCTCGACTGGGTGCTGTTTGCGCCAGACTGGCTCGAAGCGGGCGGACTGTTTTGGGGCTGCGTGGCGGCGGCTTGCGGGTGGGGAACGCCGCTTACAGGAACCGCGGCGGGCGGTGTATAGATGGGCAGTTGCGCGGAGACCGAATTGCCTGCGCCGGCCGGATTCGTCAGCGCGGAGGCAATCCGTGCGAGATAACCGAGCGCGTCGCCGGAGAAGGTATCGGTGGAGCTGCCTTCAGTCTGCACGGTGGCGGCGGTTCGAACCGCCGGCGAAAGCGGCAACTGCGGGACGGTCGTTGAACTGCTTCCGCCAAACAGATTCGTCACGTTGTTTGCGGTCTGAGCGTTCGCGGTGTCGCCGGTCACCGCCAGCGTATTCAGTGCCAAGGCGTTGGATTGCGACTGAGTCGATACCGACTGTTGCAACTGCGCAACCTGCTGGCCTGCAGGCGAAAGCGTACTTGCCGGAACTGCGTCCGCGGTTTGCGCCGAAGACGCCGGAGCGCTTTGCAGAACCCCGTTAATGGAGACGGGCGGGGGCGGCGTATAGATGGGCAGCGCCGCAGGTGTAGAACTGCCGCCGAACAGACTTGCGATCCCCGAAATAATCGGCGATAAAAACCCGAGTGCGCCGCCGAATAAACTCGACGCAATATTGCCCAGCGTGCTTCCTGCCGAACTGCCATGCGACGAAGTGTTGCCTTGCAGCGCCTGGGTGTTCTGCGTAATCAGATCCGCCTGCTGTTGATAGGCAGTCTGCAGCTGTTGGATCTGCTGACCCGCCTGCGACAACGCGTTGGTAAGATCTCCGTTGTCGCTCGACACGCCCACCCCGATGGTTGGCGCGTTCGGGATTCCGCGCTCCCGCGACGGCGCAATTGTTGCGATCGTTTCCTCAAGACTGCGATGTGCCACTGCGCTGCTCCTTTTCCATCAAATCCCGCAATATTAAAAACGCTTCTACTTTCCGGGCCTCCAGGTCGAGAGAGTCCGGAATTCCCAGCCGGCGCCTGACGAAGAATTCTTCGAGCAGGCTCAGACTTTCGCCCGTGACCAAAGACTTCGGGCACTCATCGACGTGCATGCGCTTGCGGCCCCACACAATGCGGGGCGCGCCACGTTTTTCCACAGGAAGAAACCCACACCGGCGTTTCACATCCAGACCATTTCTCCTGCAGCTTCCGCAATCCCACCCGGTCCGGCCGCCGGATTCGGCGCTCGCCAGCTGGAAGTGGAATGCGACGGTCAGTTTTTTCTTTCTTGCTCGTTGAGACCGCACTCGCTCTTAATCGCGGACAGGATTTCCTGAAACAAATCTTCAGGGCCCTTATCGATGAGCAACTGCGGAGTCGCCGCTTCGCCATCCAGTTCGAGGGCGCGAATTTCTTCGAGCCCCCACAGGATGTAGAGCCGGTCGAGCTGCGCGCCCAGCAAACTGGCTTCGATGCGGTTTTTCTCTTCTCTGCCCGCATCGAAGTATTCCAGGCGCGCCGCCATATCGCGCACGCGCTTCATCAGTTCCAGGCGGCGTCCGAAAGTCATCCGGGCGATGACGAATTCAACACCCGGTATAGTTTCCGACGCAACGGTTTTATTGCTTTGCCAGACGTTCATAATTGGCTCCCGTTATCCGAAGGCGATGACGATTTCGTTGTCCATCGTGCCCTGCGCCCGCGAATCCTGGAATTTCCATTGCAGAAGATTCTTCGCATCGTCGAACTCCGGAACCACGGGAACCACACTTGGGAGATAAATTCCCAGAAGTTGCCCGCTCTGCTGTCCCAGCTGGAACATGGCTTCCATCGGAGAACGTTGCCGCGCAGCCTGATAGAGCGACAATGTCGCGGCGTCATCCCCACTGAACAGCTCGAACGACATCGAGACCTCGCGCTGTCCGGGCGCGATTCCCTGGGGCAGACTCGTGCCAAATTCGTTGGCTCGCATATCGATGTTGTTCTTGATCTGGACCGAGGCGGACGAAAGCGTCAGAAACTGGTTCGGGATCACGCCTAACCAAACCTCGCCTAGATTTCCCGGAATCGGCGAGTAGCTGTAAGCAGACACCGCCGGCTCGGGCGGAAACGTCGTGGCAAATCCCTGACCCGATGTAAAGGAGGCGCTGTCTACAATATCCTGCGCCGAACCCTTAAATTCGAACTCGTGGAAATCGCCGTTCAGCTTAATGGTTGCCTGATCGACCGCGGCACCCGCGATCACGCGCTGCACCGCGGTCGAGGAATCCCAGTAATCGAAAAAGCTGAAGCTGGGCAAAGCCGAAGCCAGGCTGTAGGTCGCGGTGGGGCCAATGGGCACACCGGCAGCCGGCGCGGCCGAAAGCGGCGCGTTGAGAACGATGGTCACCGCATCCGCAACTGCGGCCACGAAGCGAATTTCTCCCCCTGACACAATCGCCTGCCCCGGATTGAGTCCGTGCGGCGCGCCGAACACAATGCTGGACGTTGTTCCGGACGCTGGCGTGCCTCCTGGCCACAGATTTCCCGGCATTCCCATCGTTGCTTCGAAAAGCGGGTCATGGGGCGGTAACGTTGTCTGATCCGCCCAGTCCCGCATATACGTCGTCAGATCGAAATTCGCCTGAGACCGTATGCCTTGTGGCAGACCTGCCCAAGTGCGCGTGCCTGTCTTATCCTTTCGCTGACTCTTGGCCAGCTTTACCTGCGCGGTCATGTTGACCGCCGGAATCCGGTTAGTCGCCGATATCGCGGCGATTTGCCCGTATACGCTTTCTGTAGCGCAGTACCAACGATTTGCGTTCGATGAAATGTATGACATTTTATTTGCTCACCTGAATTTCGAATCCAACCTTCGCGCGCTGCAGGAAATTCTTCCCGCCGCGCGCAACGGGTTCATAGCCGACGTCGTATCCGCCTGAATAAAACGCCCCATTGCCCCAATCGCCTCGAGAATCGTCGAGAAGGGCGCATACCGCATCCACACATGCCTGCGTATTCGTCTCCAGCCGCTCGAGACGATCCTGCGAATAGCGGACTTCGACGACAAGATGCGCTTTCCCGGAAAACTGGCGGAATTTTTCCTGCAGCGAATTGGAAAGCTTGTCGCAGTAAACCAGCAACGCCGGATATTGCGCGTGGCCAGTCTTCTCGCCAATCTCGATGTTCGCGTTGAGCGCGACAATCGATCGGATAAAGTTCGCCGTAATGCCCGCATCGCTTCCCTCGATAGCGCCTAGCCGCACGTTCACGCCATCCGCCGAGGACTGCAGCATCGTCACAATTGTGTTCGTAAGCGTTCCGGTTGTTCCCGCCATTTTCGTTTACCCTCTCAGCAGCATCCGCACCAGCGGACGCGTAAATTCCGGCGCCTGTCCGTGGCCCGGCAATTGCCCCTGCGTAACAAAGCCCGGCACATAGGTGAAGCTTGCGCCGGGCGGCAAGGCCACATCGTTCTGCAGAACCATCGCGTTGAGCGACGGACCCGCGTAGACGTTGAATCCGGTAACATTTGCCGGCACGGGCGGTGTGCCGACGGTCATCAGGGAGCTATCGGCAACGTCTATCGACGAAGTCACCGACGCGGCGCCTTCACCGCCCGCCGCGTTCAGCCATGAAATGCAGGCGTAGAACGTTCCACCCTGCTGAGGCCCCGCCACGCTGCCAAGCACTGGAGCCGGCGCCTGAGGGACCGGATTGTTCACCAGCCCCATCCCGCTCGCCATGTACTTCTCGTAGGCGGTCCGCGTAACCTTCGAATATTCGTCCCACTTAGCCTGATACCGATCGGCTAACTGAGAGAAATACGCGTCGCGATAAAACAGCGCCAGCGCCTGCATCGTCTCCCAGCGCCTCAGCGCGGGCGTAATAACCACCTGCCCGATGTGCAGCGCCGGCCTCCAGACCATGTCCAGCGAGGTTCGCGGACGGTCCAGCCAAAGCTGCAGATCCGCTGAGATCTCGTCGTGCGCCAGCGCAATCTTAGTCGTTACATTAATCCCGCAAGTCTGCGCGACATCCAGCAGCCCGGAGTCCTGGTTGGTAAGATCGTCAACTCCCGCGGCCAGCCCATCCACGAACAGCGCCATGGTTAGCTCCGCTCTTTCGGCTTCTTGAAGTCGCTGGCGGGAATCACCATCACCTGGAGCCGGCGCGCCGCTTCTTCGTTATCGATCCGCTCCTTGGACACCCGATGCATCTCGTAAAATTCAAGAGCTTCTTCATCCGTCGCCACGCGCGCGCGCCCTTCCGCGATCAGCCGCGCCGCGATAGCACGCGACGTTTCGGTGCGTACGCCTTCCTTGCCGCCTTCCGACGTCTTGAGGCTCACCACAACCAGGTGCTCGCCCGTAAGTGTTTCTTCCGTTTCCCGAATTTTTGTGTAATAAGACCGTAAATCCATAAAATTCCCCTTTCTTCAAACGAATTGCAATGAGTCAGGCCTAAGTACCGCTCCCTTACGGTCGCGGCTCAGTAACAAATTCCGAGCCGCGACTGTGAAGGAGCGGTAACGCTAGCCGGCTAGCTGTTCACCTGCACCGCGAAGTTGTTCCGCAGTACGGCGCAACCGTAGAGCACGTCAACCGTGAACTGTTGTGACAGCGTGTTCGGCTGATAGCTCATCGTGACGCGCATTCCGAAGTTGCCCAGTTCGGCATATTCGGCGATGGCGCCGGTTCCCGGCAGAGGCTGCGGCAGACGGCGGATCACCAGCCCCATCGCGTCCTTGCAGAACGCAATGTTGTGGGTGTTCACCGGGGTCGTGCCGGTCTTCTGCACATACTGCGAACGGAACACGAAGAAGTCTTTAATCTTCCCGATGGTTCCGTCCACCAGCGCGCGCAGACCCGCTTCCCCGCAGTTGTGAAACTCGCTGAACCGCGGAATCTGACGCATGGCGGAATACGTGTTGCTGTCGACCACCAGATACTTCGGCTCGCTCGAGGGCACTTTGGCCGTGAAGAGCGAAGTCTCCGCCTGATCGAGAATGGCTTCGGTGACGGGCGTTCCCGCCGTACCGAGCGGCGCGTTCGCCGTAAAGCCCGCATACAGGTTCAGTAGATCGCTTTCGATCTTCTCGGCGATCGCGATGACCGCCGGCTGCATGTAGACCTTCAGCAGGTCCGGCACCGCCAGAACCTTGGTCACGTCCGGAATCTGGAAGGTCGCTTCGGCGTGTGTGTTGAGCACGATCTGCGCATTTCCAAGACTCGGATTCTGCGGCGTTACCGTGCCGCCCTCCGCGATGTTATTGGCCACAAGCTGCGGCGCGATCGGAATGTTTACCGTGTCGCCGGCCTGTGCCAAAGTCGGTTCGTAATCGCGGTTCACGAGGTTCCCCAATACGAGGTTCCCCACGAGGGCCGGCAGGGCGTCTGCCGCTACCAGTTTCACGATCGCGTTCGCGACATTTGCTGACGTTATAGATGGCATCTTTCTCCTTCTTTTCTCTTTCTTCGACTGCAAATAAAACAGGGGACCGTTTCCGGTCCCCTTCAAAACAAGGGACCGTTTCCGGTCCCGTTCAATAAAAGGGACCGTTTCCGGTCCCGTTCAATAAAAGGGACCGTTTCCGGTCCCTTTCAAAAAAAGGGACCGTTTCCGGTCCCGTCGTTGCTGCATTCCCTACAATCCGGCGTTGCGCTGTTCGGCGCTAATAACCGGCTATTGAGAAACCTAAACTCCGCGCAAGCTCTGGTTGGCGACTCGCAGAATTTCCTGCCGTACCCGCTCCAGATCTTCCTTGCTCATCGACGGGCCGATCTTATCGATGTCGATCGCGCCTGTACTCGCCTGCGGCGCTGCCTTCTGAGTGCCCGTCATCCCGGTTCCGCCCGGGATCCGCGCCGGAAGAAACTCCGGATTCTCCTGGACGAAGCCAGCCAGATAGTCGCCGACAGGCACATCGCCGTTATCTCCGCGAGCTACCAGCCGGCCGTCGTCCGTTCTCACGATGCCGTCCTGAACCGCTTTGTAAGCGAGGTCAACCTTCACCACGCCCAGCTTCTGCAGTTCCGTCCGTATCGTCGAATTCCTTTGCGCCTCTTCCGCCATCGCGCGGCTGCGCTTGTTCTCTTCCACCAGCTCATTCATGCGCTTCTCGAGCTGCTCGCGCCGGCGCTTTTCTTCCTGCAGTTCGGTCTTATATGCAGGCTCGCGCCGGGCGCTGTCTTTCCGCATGTATTCGTCGATCGCCTGTTGCACGATCGTTTCTACGTCCATTGATCCTTCCAATCCGATCCTCCTTTGTTGTTGATCGCAGAACCACGACTCAGTGGCTAGTTATTCCCGGCCGGAGCGTTCACCGGATCCGCATCGATTTCATCGGCAATGCGGTTCTTGATCTCCTGCCGGGCATCGCACAAGTACTTCAGCGCAACGCGCTTGAATACCTGTTTTCTCAACGTCGGTGAATTAATGCCGAGAGTCAGCAG